TGTTAACTTTTAATACAACTCCCTTCCCAGTAATAACACTAGCCATATTATCCAATCCAGATGCTGCTGTTAGAGCTACACCTGCAATTGCTGAACCGCTGGTTGCTGATGGTTTGACTTTTCCATTGGTGTGTATGTCCAATGGGTCTCCAGCAGCTACGGTAGCGTGGATTAAAAATGGTAATATTCTTGCTGGTGCTCCACCATCATTAACTAATATTTCTGTTGCCATATTTAATTACTTCCTTATTTATTTCCTGTTCAAACGGATTCTTCCGTCTACCATAGAGAACATTCTCTCTACTTCAGGTTCGGCCTCTACGGCCTTTTCTTCCGAATCCTTTGCGATTCCCTTACCGAAAGTTTTTTCTGATTCGGCAGGTTCAGGCATTGATTCTAATGCTTCAAAGAAACCTGTTAGCTTGTTGTCTTCCCAACCGAATAGCTCTTCAGTACGGGCATCTTTGGACTCTTCTTCGAGTTTTCCGAAAAGAAGTTCTTTGGAAACGACATTTTTGACTAAAGCTGTTTTTAGCTTTTTAGCTTCTTCTGCCTTCCTTGTTTCTTCTGCGGTCTTAAACTCTTCGATAGAATTCAAAGCGTCATTGTACTTCTGCTCCAATTCGGAGTGGGTTGATGTCAATTCTTCCAGTTGTTTCTTAACTGAAGCAAACTCTCTCTCTGTTATCTTTTCAGATTCTGTTTTTACAACTTCCTCACTCATATTATCGACCTCTTTGTCTTCACCGTTGTGGTCACAACCACACGAATTCTCGTCGTGCCCTCCACAACCACAATCATCTTTGGTTGCGAATTCTTTTTCAGATACGTGTGTTGCACATTCCGTGTCAATCGTACATTCCCCACAGACGGGCGTTGCTATCTCGTTGTCTATAAACGAGACCTCTACGGGTCGGATATTTGTCGCGTACGAATCGCCCATAACATCAACATCTTTTGAAAACCAATCGACACTGACGTTAGTAATATCCCCGTCTTCCACTTTTTGTATCACTTCTTTCATTCTGGCGGTTGGTTCATAAATTTGAGCCAACATAGATATTGCTACCTTGCCATCTTCCATCTCTTCAATCTCAGGGTTAATAGCCTTCCCAAGTAAATCCTCGGGAGTCCTTTGATGAGTATAATATATTGGTAGTTCATTGAACTTTTCCAAACTTTCTTTTAGTATAGTAGGTTCTATAAATACAGTCTGTTCTTCTCCATCAACTTCATAATCGTGACGACCTGAAGTCAAAGCACGAACTGGGAACTCCCACATATCCTCTTTCTCCTTTTTAGATACGTTAAGAGCTTCTTTATCAAATTCAAAATTCATAGCAAATGTCCTTTGGGTCTCATCTGATTTTGAAACTCCGAATTCCTTTTCTTCGCCATTGTTATCTGCCCACATAGAACACATATTCTGAGCTACAGTCTCTGCATTATCCACACCTTTTTTAGTAAGTGTTGGTTTTAATCCTATTACACATTTTTCGTAAGCATTCACGCTACTACCTCCACAACCTCTTCTTCAGTGCGTTTCCCTGTCTGGTTTCTAGAGAGTCTCTGTTCTGTTCTTTGAGACTCTTCTTGTTTATCTTGGTTTTTTCCACCAGAAATATTTACTTCAGCAGCAGTAGGTTGTCTTTCTACTATACCCTCAGCATCCAAACCTCTTTCTTTTCTAACTTCACTAGGTGCCAAGACCCCTTCAGATAGATAAATCATATCAGTTTTTGCTTTGGTAAATGCATCATCAACGTTTAGATGCCTAAAGATAAATTTAACATCATCTCCAAATTGTGGCATAAGTTGTGAATTGATAGCAGATTCTACCGCTTTCTGTAAATATTTAACGTAAGGTTCAAAAACCGGGCGTGCTTGCTCCGGTGCAGTAAACATAGTTCGTGGTACTTTAAGAGCTATGTGTATTTTATCTAGTATATCATCTGTATACTTACCATATTCAAATGCTCTGTTTGTACCTTCTATTTCTTTTATTTGTATATCATTACCGTGAATTATATCTTCACCGGGTTCTAAAGAATTAAACGCATCAACAATTTCGTTAATCTTATCAGGGCCATAGGGCATATCAGGCAACCCACAGGAAATGTCGAAACGTGATACCGCATATTTATTCAGAGCTGCTCCAATGTCTCGCTCTGCATAGTCTTTTAGGTCTACTAAGTATAAAATAGTATGTATATCCGATAGACCATATGCGTAGTCATCAAAAGGATTATTTTGTAATTCTATTATTTCATCAGGGTCGAAACGTACGTCTTCTGCATCGTTTCCTACATTCTGATAATAATACATTAATTGTCCGTGTTCGTTCCTCTTTACATACATATTTTGTGAAGAACGAAGAACTAGGTTGTCTCCAGTCCATTCTAAATAACCTGAACCAAAGATTCGAGCGTTACGTAGCCAACCATAGATTGTCATATCAATATTGATATCAACAAACATCTTAGATATTTCTTCCCTGAGTGACTCATCTTCAGTCACAATGTCATATCCGTCCTTCACTGCGTACAGACAAGGAAGGTCAATCAAAGAACGTACAATCGGGTCTGACAGGTATACATTCATATAAGTTCTATTATCACCTATATGTTGTTCATAATTCCTATTACCATAGTTGTTGGTAAGTTTTAATCTTCTAATTACACCTGCGCCATAACCACGTGGTTCATCCTCTGGAGTGTTAGGATTTGAACCTACCGTAGCAAAAACGCGGCGTATCCTGTCGGCTAGACCCATTTGCTATCACAATATATAAAGTTTCGCTAATATATAAAATTTTGCTTATAAACCACGCATATGACGCTTTTTTAACGCTGGTCGGCGTCTTCCGCTAGTAGTTATACCGCCCCCGCCATACCTACCTATTGGTTTCTTAGTACCGCGTTTTCTAACGTTTACTGTACCTAACATACTATCTGCTGGTAACATAGATAAAGATGCGTGTACTCCTAATACACTACTATCACAATAATCATCGTGTTTTCCTGAAGGTGCCATAATCTTTTCTGTTTTCTGTGTGTTATCCATTACATATTCTAAGTCAACGTGCTCTCTATACCATTTCCACATTAGTTTTTTGGCGTTTCCTTCTTGTCTTTCGATGTCAGGTACCTTGATAAGACCCTGCTGAACAAAAGATACAAAATCCCTGTAAGCATATGTTTTACTACCTTTAGCTCCACCAGTAAATACGAACGGTATGAAATGTATACTTAATGGTATACACGCCATTCTTATTTCTTGCTCGATAGCACCTCCAATACCTGTAGCATCGATAATGACGCGTGCCGCATTAAAAGCAACAGCGACGTCCATAATACGCTCTCTTTGATAAGGTATATCGTGTCCCCCTGACTTAGGTCCGATTTCTTCCAAATATAATAATCGTGCAAAATTGTTATCAGGTCCTTTTTCAGTCCTCCATACACTAATAACAGTAGAATTAACAGATTTCCCAATATCAACAGCCACAGTGTTATTTGTACCTGTTTCTCCGCCTTCGTCAATGTGTTCGGGGGTAAGTAATTCGTAGTCATCAAAGCACTCTCGTAGTCCGGTTGGTGTAAATACATTAGATATACTCTCCACAAATTCGCATTCGTATTCTGTTTTCCAGTGCAGGGAGTCCTCTCCCCATTCTAACATTTTATTCAACATATCTTCTTCATCATATGGCGGACTGTAAGCTTCCCCCTTTATGACGGCATCTTTCCAAGTAAAGTGCAAACGACTGAAAGTATCAGCATACCCCTCATCAAATAAATATCTGTACATATGATTCTCCTTACTTTTAGGAGTACCCAGATTGATAAACGGTGCTTTGTTTGCGACTATCGCTGGCTCTACATTATCGATGAACAACTCATCTGATATTAAAGGTGACTCGTCGACTATTAAAAGTGTTGGGTGCTGCCCACGAATGGATTGTCCCTGATTGGAGGGCGCCACCGGCGCCCGACGCAAGATAGTACCGCCCTTCATTTTGATGTGCGGTTTATTGTGTAGTTTGTAGTTATCTACTAATGAATCTAAAAATACATTATCTTTGAAATGTCTGTATACATAATTAAAAATCAGGGCGCACTGGTCTTCTGTAGGTGCTAAAACGAACACAAGGTCCCTAAATCTTTTAAAAAACATAAAAACTACGACTGCAATTGACAAAGCCCACGATTTTCCACTACCTCTTGGGGCTAATATAGCCAATTTACGGTGTTTTTCAGGATTTCCATCAGGATATGTCAAAGATTCTACAATAATCTTCATTTGTAGTGGTCTAACACGTAAAGGACGCTGTTTTGCGTCTAAAAGGTAGGTTTCACAGAAAGTTCGCACTAACTTTTCCATTTTTTTAGGATGTTTGCGTATTTCTTCGAAAAACTTCTCTAAATTTTGAGAATCAAACCGATTCTTCCCCGATAGAGCTGCTTTCATTTCCTTCTGGTTCTTCACTGGTAACATCTTCTTCTAAATCTCCTAGAAAATTCATAAAATTCTCAGTTTTTTGTTCTACCAAAGTAGGTATTTCAATATTAAGAGCACGAAACTCAGTATGAATATCCCTAACAATTTGGTTGCGTTGTCGCAGTAACTCTGTTCGAGCGTCAACATCCCGAATAGATACAAGAATTTCTTCCCAAAGCAGGTCTTCAATTGTAAGATTCCGTGCCAGAAGTCGTACAAGTTCTTTATGACGTTCATATTCTCCTTCTCCAACACGTTGCCTCAAACGGTTTTCGTAATCTTTAACTTTTTCCTCTACCATTTGACTTTATCCGCCCAATACGCTGCACTCATTTTTCCTTTCTTTATGTTTTTTGCGTGACGTGCTTTGAAAGATTTACGTTTTGCTTTCATTCTTGCAGATTCACCTTTCTTTGGTGCACCTGCGGTTCCTTTCAAAGTGCCCACTCTTTTACCCTGTTGTCCAAATCTAATAAGTTTTATCTTGTCACCTTCTTTTGCAACAACTACGTGTGATTTTTTAGGATGATTAGGAGTTCTTTTAGGTTTATTATATCCACTAACTCCTGCTCTTGCTAATCGTGGGTCTTTCTTTTTCTTTTTCGGTGCCATTATTTACCTCGTTGAGTTCTTGCTTTGGCTTGTGCTTTCTTTGAAAGCTCACCATAGTGAAAAATTCTTACAGATGATTTTGTATGTGTTTTACCAGAGTGTATATGTCCGTTTGGCATCTTGTGTACTCCACCTTTGAATACAGTACCATCTTTCTTATAATGTTTTCTCATGTTTACTTCCTTTTCATCTTTTTACCTTTTTTCTTTTTTCCGTGATATGGCATTATTTGGCCCTCCTTAC